CAATGGACTTGGCAGTATCTCCTTAATCAGCTTCAACCATGATTCTCATTGATTTTTTTGGCGAAGCCTGCTGCAAAGGCACTGAACTTCTGGAAGGCTGGTATTGGTATGAAGATGATGGGGAAGAAGTGGGAGGACCTTTTGAAGATGAAGAAGATGCTATTCTTGCTGCTGAATTGGGCATCACTTGGGCCAATCCCTCTCTATGAAAGTTCTTGTTGCTTGTGAATATTCTGGCATTGTGCGTGATGCTTTCATCAGGCATGGTCACGATGCTATCAGTTGTGACCTACTGCCCACTGAACGCCCCGGTCCTCATTATGAAGGAGACGTGCGCGATATTCTTGAGAATGGCTTTGATTTAATGATTGCTCACCCTCCTTGCACTCATTTAGCAGTGAGCGGAGCGCGATGGTTCAAAGACAAGCAAGAAGAGCAGAAAGAAGCTCTTGATTTCGTTCGCTTGTTGCTTGATGCACCCATTGAAAAAATTGCCTTGGAAAATCCAATTAGCATAATTTCATCGCGCATTCGTAAGCCAAATCAAATCATTCAACCATGGCAATTTGGTCATCCCGAGTCTAAATCTACTTGTCTTTGGTTGAAAAACTTGCCCAATCTTGAGCCTACCAATGTTTTGCCACTTCCTGGAAGCGGACGCTGGAATAATCAAACGCCAAGCGGACAAAATAAACTTGGACCTAGTGAAGATCGCTGGAAAATTAGAAGCGCCACTTACCAAGGAATTGCAAATGCAATGGCAAATCAATGGGGAGAATTGTAAGAAGATCCGGCCAATGTTGTATTAAGAAGACCCGGCTGAAGCTGTATTAGATCCGGCTGGAGGCGTATTAGATCCGGCTGGAGGCGTATTTATTGCTATTGCGACGCATTCTCAATTGTTACATTTTTTAACATTTCGTAACATTTCTTAACATTAGTACATTTGTACTATTGTTACATTTCGTAACATTTTTTAACATTTTGTAACATTGGCATTTCTTATGATTCCGTGCCAAACCATCAGCATCCCTTATCTGATAGGGCATCCTGATCAAACTGCCGCCTCGCCATAAAGTATTCTGATTGTTGCACTTTCGCGGGCTGAATATAGCTAACTCTCCGCGCCAGTTCTTTATGCTCTCCCTCCCGTGCCAGTTCTTTATACTTTCTGGCAGTGCAGTTAGTCTCACCTTCCGCGCTTCTAGAAAGTGAGCGAAACCGTGCGGCCTTGATCTATTTCTTGCCAGGGTTCGCGCTGATACACTTCCCCAGGGTGTTGACTTTCTGGCGGTCATGCTGTATCCGCGCGTGTGCGCGTTTCTTTCTTTCTTTCGCCATAGTCTCCCGCCGCTGCGCTCCAGGGCAATGGGCCAAACCACAAAACCGCCACAGAATCCCGGAGACTGTGCCACCCAGGAAACCGTCCTAACTTCCTGGAAAGTGGGCCAGTTGGGGCTCATACTTCTATCAACGGCCCTGGAGCAATCCGCAGCCGCCACCCTCCTAAACTTTCCAACCATGACTCAAACTTTCCGACTGTGCCCGCTGGATGGCTTCCTGGTCATCGATACTGGCGGCACCATGCTCAGTGCTTCCAATTGCTACCTGGTCGATGGTTCGAAGCTCTCAGATCTTGTCTGGGACAACTTTGACAACATGAGTGATTCAGAAGTGGTTGAAGTTGCGCGAGCTTATGGGCGCAAACTTTCCGAAGTTGTGACAACTTCCGCCAAACTTCCTGGGGAAGCCTGATGACTCGACTCAACGACGCGCTCGCGGCAAGGTTCACGGATGCCGACGAAATTTACGATGTGGCTAAGTATGGATGCTCTGGCGGTGTCTCTGGTTTTATTTACTACACACAAACTAGGGAGTTCTTCTATGAGCATGAGGACGATATTGAGAACATCATTGCCGATCTTGGCTATGACATAAAAGACCTGGTAGATGCTGGGACCGATAGTGTCATGGCGTTGATTAACAAAATGGTGTGGATTGTTGTTGAAAACTATTGCCAACAACGCGCGGAAGTTTAATTCTCTTGGTCTTTCCTTTCTTGGCCTTTCTTTCCTTTCCTTTCTTTCTACCATGGCCGCACTTTCTAACCTTTCTTTCCACCTTTCCGCTGAATCTTCTAACAAGAAAACCGGAAAGATGGCCGTCTCCACGTCATCAAAGACAACGTGTTCTCCCGGTTGTCCATTTCTTCCTGACAATGGTGGGGGATGTTATGCACAATCAGGGCCGCTAAATCTACACTGGTTGAGGGTAACAAACGGCGAACGCGGCACAAACTTTGCAACTTTCCTAGAAAGTCTACGTCTCCTGCCTGACGGTTCAGCTTTCCGCCACAATCAAGCCGGCGATCTCGTCCACAACGCGGGAAAGATTTCAGAGACTTTCATACGAAAGATGACCGCAGCAGTGCGTCACCTCCGCGCCTACACTTACACCCACCACAGTCTACTTCTGGGGTCCAATCTTTCCCTCCTCAAGTATGCCAACCGCAATGGCTTCACTGTCAACGTAAGCTGTGAAAGTGAGCGCCAGGTTGATGATACCATTGCTGCAGGATTGCCGGCCGTTGTTGTTGTTGACTCTGAAGAATCGCGCACGACGTGGCACACTGCAGGAGGTAACGTCGTTATAGTTTGCCCCGCGCAACGTATAGAGAACAAAACATGCGCCGATTGTATGCTATGTCATAAACGAGGGCGCAAGATTGCAATAGGATTCTTGGCCCATGGCAACGCTAAACGTAGAGTCAACGCCAAACTTTCAGAGGTTCAGTGATGACATACGAAGAGATTCTAGAATCTCCCCCCCCCCTGGTGGTTTGATTCTCCCCCTTGGACTATAAAACCACCTCCTGATTGGCTGGAAGATGAAGACATCCAAGCTTGGATTGATGCCCAGAATCTAGACGAAGATGCTATTCTTGCTGCTGAACTTGGCATCACTTGGGCTGACTATGAACGCTAAAAAAGCCGGGCAAGACCCGGCTGAAGCTGTATTGGACCCGGCTGAAGCTGTATTGGACCCGGCTGAAGCTGTATTGGATCCGGCCAGGGGCGTATTGTCTTCTTGAGAATGATTCTCATTATTATTGCTATTGCGACTCATTCTCAATTGTTACATTTCGTTACATTTCGTTACATTTCGTTACATTTCGTTACATTGGTACATTTAGTCTCTCGCGCTGGGTTTTTAGCATCTCGCACTGCACAGTCTCTCGTGCTGGGTTTTTAGCATCTCGCACTGTATAGTCTCTCGCGCTAAATCCCCGTATTGTCCATCGGAGAACCGGGGAATCTATGGGCGGTGGATTGTGACGGATTGTGACGATTGGCCTAGTCTCACCTGTCCTATGGTATGGGCCGCAAATGTTGCCAAATGTTGCGGCGATGTTTGACAGGATGACCGCCGAAATGGTACGCGTGCGCATTCTTTATTCTCTGGCGACTGCGCACAGCATCGCGTGGCTCGGTACCATGAATCAACGTTTTGCGGTAGTGGACGGTTTCCTGAACTGTCCACTAGACAGCAGCGTTGAAATTCGCAAGAATGCACCTATCGGAGTGATCCGATCAATCTCGCGAACTTTCAAAATGCAGAATTCAAAATTTGCTAATTTTCTGGCAAGTTGCACTCGTGTAAGTGATCACAATTGTGATGAAGTTTTTTATGTTTACGCTGACGCGATTCAGCGTCAAAATTACAAAATGCCCAAAACGTTAGATGATGCCTACGGGGACGGCTTCCTGGTAATTGAGACAGCATCCCCTGGAATGTATTGTTTGACCATTGGTAATACCATTCACGAGAACTCCCAAATTTGGGAATTGGAGCAAATTTTGTTTAATTGGTCGTTGTCTGAAGGTTACATTTGGTCCTGATTTTTCATTCTTCATTCTTCATTCTCACAAAATCATGCAAACCATTGCTCGCAATATTCGCGCCAAAATGCCCACCGATTTGGCGGCAATTGCTAAACAATATAAAATTACCTATCGTGATTTACTTTCAACAAATCCCAAGACTGAGAAAAGCAAAATTCAAACCTACATCCTGCATTTGGCGCCCCACAACATTTCGGGCGTGAATGTTTGCCCTGGTGCTGGTAATTGCGCCAAAATCTGCCTACATTTTGCGGGTAATCCTGTCTACATGAACAACAAACAAGCGGCGAGAATTCGCCGGACCCTGGCCTATGCATCAGATCCTAAACGGTTCGCTAGGTTAATTGTTTGCTCTATTCTTGATAAAATAAATAAAAATCCCGGTGAAACAATTGCGCTACGTTTAAACGGAACAAGTGATATTGCATGGGAAAATATAGACTTCCATATTACGCCAGCATTTGCTACATTCTGCCGCGTTAAATTTGGCCATGATTTGCCTATTGGCCAGCGTAACATTTTCGAGATTTTTAACTACATTTCAGCCAATGGCGGCCCGTTAGTTGTATTTTACGACTACACTAAGATTCGCCGCAATTGGGCAGAATGTCAGCGTTTAGGCTATCACTTGACCTTTAGTTTTGACGGCCACAACAACAAACAAAACGCAAAAATTGCCGCTTCTGCCATCATGGCCGGCGTGAATGTTGCCGCAGCGTTTAACCTTAAGCGTGGCCAAAATCTCCCCAATCTTGTGCACTATCAGGGCCGCAAATTCGCAGTTGTTGATGGCGATCTGTCAGACTATCGGCCCGGTGATCCTCAAGGTTACAAAATCATTGGCCTACGCTTTAAACTGCCGCACGGTCTCAAATACACTGAAGCCCAGAAATCCGCGTTTTGCATCGCCTGATCATGAAAACATTTTCCGGCCCTGGTCTCACTGACGCCCGAGACTACCTAGGTAGATTGTTAGATGCTGAAGAGACACAATCGAACTCCTTGGAGTTATGGTATGAAATGGAAGCTCTGAGAGACTACATCCAAACACTAGAAAATGCAGAAAATCTAGACTAGGTTGTGAGACAATCAGGGCCAGCGTTACAGTCTGGCCCTTACAATCAGGCTAGGATAGAGACAATTAGCCTATTGAGAGCGATTCTCAACAAGCTCCAACGTTACAAATTGTGAAACAGTAGCAACCGACACAGACATGGAGCAGTAGCGCGTGGTACCAAATCGCGAAAGCGCGGGATACCCCTTTTAAATGCGACGTAATTTTTCATCGAGTTTTCATTTTTATTTGCATTGTCAATAATCGCCATTTATTCGCAATACAAACATTTACAAGCAATTTAGTACGATGTTCGTAAGTTTACGAACATGCTCGTAAAGTCAATGGCGACTGACCGAACGATTGCACAATTACGAACTGTAGTGAGGTCACTACGGTGTGCGAAGGATGATAACAATGCAATAAGCCACTGCCAGGAGGACTATGGCTAAGCCAATGTTTACTGACCAAACGATGTCTGTCATTTTCTTTGCCATAGGAAGGCCGCTACGAGATGGTAGCTCCCTCAAGGAGCGTTGTTCAAGCGGCCTTTTCTTTTGTCTTTCCTATTGATTTATTTCTTTTTGATTGCCTGGGCGTGTGCGAGCATAGTTATAGCAGCTTCTAGTGCTCTCGCGAAGAAGATTATTGAATGGTGGTTGGTCAGGAAGGAGCCCTTGGAAAATATCGCCTTGGGGGCTCTGCTCGTAGGGCTCCTTGCAAAGGCTTCCTAGAAGAAAGTAAGCAGAGGAGGGTGGTGGAGCAGAGCCGCTTTGGCCGGAACGCTTGGGGCTCCTGAGCGAGCGGCTCGCGGAGGATGCTTAGCTGCTGCGTAAGTATCCTGAGCGTGTGCATCGCCTTTACCCATCGTAAATCACAGTATCATGAGACGCGAGTGAGACTTAAATGAGACTCTAGTTATAGCCTGAAAGCTGGTAAATATGCCAATTAACAAACTGGCTAAAGCTATGATTTGGGCATGAAATACTACGACCCTCAAGAAACCACGCTGATTGTCACGCAAGTGTGGAAAGTCCACATCACAGCCCGTCGTTATTTCAATAAGTGCATTACGGAGATCAAGGAGAAGCTCCAACCAGAGCGTGATTGCATTTGGAAATCATCTGTAGGCAAATACGATGGTTACCAAGCAGACCTCGCTTCCTTTTCCATTGACCCTGCCCTTGACTCTGCCCCTGGTTTTGCCTATCCTGACTGGTGATCGCCTCTCCCCTTCCCGTGGACTCTTCCTTCAATGCCTTTAGCAGGGTTGTCACCAAGCACGTCCTTGGTTCTCAAGAGCAGTTCAACGAACTGAAAGAGCGCCTTGCCATGTGCGAACATGCCACGAGTAAAACAGGAGCAGCAGCCCTTGGCTACCTGATTGCAATGGAAGAAAAAGAGAATACTCCCAATATTTACGACCAAGTGTTGTATGAAGTGGAGAACTATGGAGGGGACAGCATGGCTCGCACTGACGCAATTTTTGCCGCCATTTATAAATGGTTAAATCCCATCTTTGAACGACAGGGCTTTAATGAAGAAAGCGATGCAAGAGAAATACTGGCCGATGCGTTCCATCAATACATGCCTTAATAAGTAACAAGCGTTACTACATTTTCTCGTCCATTGTTCTTAGCCTTCTGTAAAAGCAGGAGGCTTTTTTATGGGCTTTGATGATCTACCTTGCCCGTTTATGGTGGG